AAATAATATTGCATTTTCAGGTTCATTACAAGAAATAAGATATTATAATACTATTTTAAGTAAAGATTCATTTAAGGATTATGTAATGAATCCAGTGTCTATTGAAGGTAATACAATTAATTCATCTCCTAATGAATTAGCGTTTAGAGCATCTTTAGGAAGTGAACTAGATATTATATCTACAACATCAATCCATCCTAAAGTAACAGGTTCATTTAGTATAACTCAATCATTTAGTGGAAGTAATAATGGATTTAGTAATTTTCACTTCAATTCAGACCCAACATATGAAGCTAATACTGAATATTTTTTCCAAGATCAACCAGCTGTAGGAATAAAAAATAGAGTTACAGATAAGATTAGAGTAGAGAATAATGTTTTACCTACAGGTGATACTTTATCCCCATTCCAAAGTTTACAACAAAAATCATCTATAAGTTCTAGTTATACTCCTAATATTAATTACTTAGAAGTAGCTTTTTCCCCTCAAAATGAAATAAATGATGATATAAATAGTCAATTAGGTTATTTTAACATAGGTGACTATATAGGTGATCCTAGTTTTAGAACCAATTCTGATAGAACATATCCTGATTTAAATACATTAAGAGATGAGTATTTTAAAAAATATACTAAAAAATATGATTTATTTGATTTTATAAGACTTATAAAGTATTTTGATAACTCACTTTTTAAGATGATAAAAGATTTTGTTCCTGCAAGAACAAGTTTAGCATCTGGAGTAGTTATTAAACAACATATACTTGAAAGAAATAGAGTTAAAAATACTACAATTGGTATTAATTCAACAATAGCTAAATATAGTGGTTCAAGTTATAATAGTCCTTTAACTTTCCAAAATATAGCTCTTAGTGGTACTATTAAACCACAATGGAATAATTATGAAAAGGGAAATATTTCTAATGCTTCCGGGTCAACCGGAGGAAGCTTTAATATATTTAACTCAACAACAACCCATCCATCAGGTTCTAATGGGAATGGACCTAATAATATTTTTAGTATTACTCAAAGTTTTATTGAAAATATCATTACTCCATCAGGATCAATAGCTACAATACATGCTAGTCAAGATGAGTTTTATAACGGTGAATTTAGTGGATCTACATTAGTAGTAACAACCCAAGACTTAAATCCAGGATGTGATCCTTTTAAAAATATCAATCCAACTGGAGTAGAATATAATGGAATAAGAATATATAGTGGAAGTGTTTATAATTTTGGAGATTATATTTCTGATGATAACAACCCAACAGATGGGTATATTTCTATATGGTATCAACAAGCTGATGATCCTACATTACCACCAGGACCAGCATCAGGACCTAGATAATAAAAAATAAAAAATGGCAGAAGGAGTAAAATATATAAAAGTAGCTAAAATTGATAAGAATGGGACAGATCAAACTCTTTCTCTTCAATCATTATCTGTATTAACTATTCCTTATAGTACAGGAGATATTACTTATGAAATTCTATCTATAAGTGAGCAACTTAATTATTTTTTATATTCAGTTGATAATCTAAATATAGAACATGGTGATAGAGCATTACTAGAATATGATTTTTCCTCATCAGTAGATTTAGTTAATCCTGCCTATCAATGTGGCCCATCATCAACTATTCTTGATATACCCATTAGTTTAGAAAATATTGCAATTGACAATTTAAATTTTTATAACTCTACTTTAGAAAAATATATAATTAATACTTATACACAAAAAAATACAACAGTAGAATTTTCTGGATCTTTATTAGTACATTACCCAGCAGCTTTAGGTTTTAATACATTTACAGAACATTCAATACAATTACAAAGAAATAATGGTGATTTTGTAACTTTACCTAACTCTACTCTTAAACAAAATACTATACTTAATAAAACTGCTTTTACATCAAGTTTTCATTTATCTATGTCTTATGGTGAATCATCTTCTTCAGATGTTGAATCATTACCTGGAGATCAAATATATCTACAATTTAATAAATTACAACAACCAGGTTCAGGTACATCTCAATTTACTGCATCTTTTGCCTCAGATGTATTTTTTAGAATTACTTCATCAGTAGCCTCAGGTCCCACAATGGAAACTATTCCTGAACCCTTCCTTACAAATGATTTTAATAGAGCCTTTGATTGTCAACCTACATTTAATAATGTAGCTACTAATAGATTAAGTAGTATATATCAAGATGTAGATTACTCTACAAATTTAATGACTCCTGTCAATTTTGATTTACTTATAAGTGGTAGTGCTTTAAAAGCAGAAGTTCAGGATTCAAACTATACTTTAAAAAGACATATCTTACCACGATATGAAGGCTCAAAATCAACATCCCAATTTTTAAATGTATTTACTAGAGGAGATAAAGGTACTTATGGAACTGCTCCTACAGCTGAAAACTTAAAAACTCTAGTTGCCTACTCTGGCTGGACTGGAGGCTACCTCCCAGAACATAATAATGCCTTTGGAGCTCACTTAAAATATTTAATTAAATCTAATGGCGATGTTGTCATACCAGGTTCAACACCTAATGCCTTAACAGACAATAAGAATATATTTATAAATGGAGAATTTGTAGAGATTAGTTCTGAAAATCAAACTAGTAATGGAGAGCCTGGAGAGTTTAGAAAAGTTCTAAGAGGAGGAAAAAGAATAACTCCTATATTAACTAATCAAGTAGGTCATTCCCCAGCTATATTTTCATCTTCTATAGACATGGTTAACGCTGATGGAGTAGAAATAGGTACTGTGATAAATGATTTTGGGGGTTCATTTGGCAACTTTCCATCACTTGCTGGTCAAAATCTTCCAAAAGGTGGTGAAGTTGCAGATTTTTTAGCTCCCGCAGTTCTTTCATCAGGATCCAATTGTAATGTTTCTAGCTCAAAATTAATAATATCTCAATCCATGATTGATCAAGGAATTGATTTAACTCTACAAGGAAGATTAAATTTTAAATGTCCTAAAAATTATAATTCTGAAGTAAAAGCTTTTGCCTTTATAAAAAATCTAACTACTGGTAAGACTTTAATATCAAAAGGAGCTAATGGTGATGGGACATTTAATACTATAAAACCAGGTCAATTTAAAGTTGGATCTATCAGAGATAGTAACGCCTCAATTCAAATTAGTGCTACAATTAGTAATGTAGATATGATTATAGGTCATCAATATGGTATTCAAGTAGCAAGTATTATAAATTCTTCTGATTTAGGAGGATTCGTTAGTGTAGCATCAAATTCTACCTTCAAAATTATTCAATCACCCCTTCCTGGAGTAGATATATTAACATCTGGAATATGGACATCAGGTTCATTAGCAGATTGTTCATGGCCTTATACCATATTGTCATCACAACCTACTTTAGTAAATTTTTATGGTGGGGGTAATGCAAAACAACAACCTATTGGGGAATCTGGATTTTTTAACTTTGAAAAATCTTGGGAATTATTGCCTGGAGATGAATTCAGATTTGAAGCTAGAGAAGATAAAGTATATACAGTTAAAGAAGCATATGTATCTTCAAGTAGATTATTTGTTGAAGTTGATAAACCTCTACCTATTTCAGGATCAGTTACTGTCCCTAATATTGGAGTCTCAGGATCAATAAACTATTCAAAATTCTTAATTAGAAGATACGTAGATGATCATTCAGGCTTAATATTAGAAGGAAATAAACCAAGTGGGGATGGGCCATATATTATAAAACCTCAATATACTAATCAGGAACTTAATGAAAACTTACCAACTTATATAGAAGATTTAAAAGAAAAAGGATTAATTTAATCAAATTTACAATATATACAATATTTATAACAAATAAAAAACATGGGATATTTAAATAATCAAGTAGTAACCGTAGATGCTATTTTAACTAAAAAAGGGAGAGAAGCAATGGCCAAAAATGATGGGTCATTTCAAATCACTCAATTTTCATTAGCTGATGATGAAATAGATTATACTCTTTATAATCCAACTCATCCTAAAGGTACATCTTTTTATGGTGAAGCTATAGATAATATGCCTTTATTAGAAGCATTTCCTGATGAGACTCAAATTATGAAATACCAGTTAACTACTCTTCCTAGAGGAACAGCTAAACTTCCTGTATTAAATTTAGGATATTCTGCTATTACTTTAAAACAAGGAGCTAGTTTAGCAATAACACCTCAAACATTAAGTTATTTAGGTAATGATCAAACTTTTGAAGGTAGTGGTTATTCAGCTACAATTTCAGATGTTAGACTATTAGGAACATATTCAGGACTAGGAATAAATTCAACAGCTGCTCTTAATGCTAATACAAATACTACTGTAACTATAGGAACTAATGTTTCTAAAACAATTATAGGAACTCAAATTAATTTAAGAGCTACTACTGTGAATACATTATTTGGAACAAATACTACTTTATCTTCTACTTTAACAGTTGTAGGTTTAGATAGTGGAGCTAGATTAACTATTCCTATAACTATAACTAAAACAAACTAAAATATAAATAAATGAGCTTTAAAAGATTAGAGACTGATGATTTTGTTGTAAGTAGTGATTCAATCACTTCAACATTATGGTCAACAGGTGTACAAACACTAACAACATTTTTTACTTCATCAGTCCAAAAAGCTGGATCATCTGGTAATTTTTATCTATCAGTTTATGAAGCTGATACCTTAATAAATACTCAGTTTGATATAGTTTATGCTAATTCAACTGGACTTGGGAGTGCCTATTATGATGCAACCGTAATAGGAAAAACACCTACTTTATCAAGTTATGGACAATATAGAGCATTAATATTAGAAGATGAAAATAAATCCTTTAACTTTGGTACTGGAGATAATGTTCATACAGCAACAGATTTTTTTGTTATATCTGTAGAAAGATCTAGATATAAAGAATCACTATTTCCAGGTTCTTTAAATCTAACTTTATCTGGATCTAATGGAGAAATACACTTAACAGATAATTCAAAAGATGTATCTGTAAATACATTTATAGGATCTTCTAAAGTATATCAGCTAATATCAGGATCAAATGGATCTGCAGGAACTTTAACTAATAGTGGTTTTGTAAATGCTTCTGGTTCTTATGGTTTAGTATTTCCAGAGTTAGGAACAATTTTACTTAACCCTCAAGCAATTAGTCAATCAATTCATGTTGATGCTACCAGAACAGAAAACTCAACTAATGGAGTTAGTAATGTTACCTTATATGAATCTATAGCTTTAGGTAAAAGTTTTCAATTAAATTCTCAAGAAACAATCACTTCAGATTATGTGTTTGCTAGAGCTAGAAACTCAGAATTTAATTACACTCAAAACCCAACATTTATTTCAGGATCAACAGGCGAAGTAATATATTCCAACTTTATAAATAATCCTCAAACCTATATTACAACTATAGGAATGTATAATGATACAAATGAATTATTAGCAGTAGCTAAACTTTCAAGACCTTTAATTAAAGACTTCACAAAAGAAGCATTAGTTAGAGTGAAACTAGATTTTTAAGATGAATGAGTGTTTACAAACCATTTGCCACATCTGATATAGTCCTATCTCCTTTTGAGGTAAATAAATCTTTTACCTTTCAAGGGGCCGCTTCTGTAACTGGTTCTGGGATTGATAGATTTGTTGGGCAAAATATACCTACTCCTCTTTTTATATCTGGTTCAAACCCAACAGGACAAATTTCATCCCATAATCAATTTTTAGTTTATAGATCTATAAGAGGATTATACTATTCTAATTTTTTAGAAGGTGAAGATGGATCTGCAGCAGGAACTGCCTCCTTTAATACTGATGGAACTATAACAGGTCCTTTCTATACTCCTAATTACTATAACTATTTACCAAATACCTTAGATGCTAATAGATTTTTCCCTACAGGATCAAATGCAGAAGTAGGAGTTATAGCTATACCTTCTAATTTATTTGGAGAACAAATAAAACCTAGTACTTTTAATTTAAAGTATACAGGTTCTATCCACTCAGGAACAATTACAGATGATGGAGAAGGTAATTTATTCTCTTCAAACTTAAAAGTTGGTGACATTATATACCAACATGGAATGGTTATATTAACATCCTATGGTAATACAATTACAGGAAGTTTATATGGTACAGCCTTATATGGAACAGCTATTTATGGCACAACTGATGAAGAAGAATTAGATGAAATTATTCAAACTAATAATATTACTTGTTCCTTTGAAAGTACTATAACCTTATATGAATCTCAGTACAAATGTACCATAAGAGAAAATGAATATAATTTTTCCCAAAACCCAACCATAATATCTAGTAGCTCAAATAGTGGTATTATAAGTGATTTTGCAACAGGTTCATATTTTTCTCCATATGTAACAACTATAGGTTTATATAACAATAATAAAGAATTATTAGCTGTAGGAAAACTAGCACAACCACTTCCATTATCATCAACTACTGATATTAATATCATCATTAACTTAGATTTATAATATATTTATAATCATGGCAAAAATATTATCAAAAAATGGAATAGCAACTTTAGACACAGTCCAAGCTGGTCATGTTAGTCAATCAATAGATGCGTTTGCTGGAATTAAGGCATATAATATTAGCTTATCAGGATCCTTTCATATGACAGGATCAATTACAGGTCAACCTGGAGTAATAAATAATTTGACAGCCTCATATGCCATGTCAGCCTCAGTAGAAATTACTAAAGAAGTCTCATCTTCATTTGCTGACTTAGCTGCTGGATTAACTTTAACTCCTACTATATCAGTTGCTAATATAATAGCATCAGGTAGTGGGGGTGTAGCCATAATAGTTTCAGGAAGTATTATTCCTGAAGGATCAGGAAGTCATAATTTAGGTTCTCTTACAAATCCTTTTAAGGAATTATTTATTACTGATAATTCTTTAATATTAGTAAGTAGTTCAATTTCTGCTTCAATAGCTCAACAAACAACTGCTTCCTTTAATGCTACACTAGATAGTGATGGTGTGTTAGTTTTAGATGGAGCATATACAGGATCATTTGAAGGAAAATTTAAAGGAGTTGGTGATTTAATAACTTCCTTAGCCGGAGTAAATAAATTAACAGTAACAGGTAGTAATGCTGTATCCATTCTATCAGGTACCACAACTATGGGTGGTGATCCAAGTGCTGCTCAGCCTGGTGAAGGTGAAACAACTATAAAGGGTGCATCACTAGCTATTACTTCAACAGCTACAACAATAACATCAGCTTTAAATATTAATAATGCCCCTGTAACAAATATAACAGCATCAGGTAATATAAGTTCAAGTTTTACATCTACTGGTTCTTTTGGTAGAACATCAACATTAACACTTGATTTAGATAGTATTCAAGGAAACTGGACTAATGCAGGAAATACAGTAGCAGATTTAGGTTCTATTACTACAGTAGATATAAATGGAGGAACAATTAATGGTATTACAGATTTAGCAGTTGCTGATGGTGGGACAGGAGTTTCAACACTTACTGATGGTGGAGTTTTATTAGGAAATGGAACTGGAGCAATAACTGCAATGGCTGTCTTAACAGATGGGCAAATGATAGTAGGTGATGGTTCTACTGACCCTGTAGCAGAAAGTGGTGCAACCTTAAGAACTTCAATTGGAGTAGGAACAACTGATAGTGTTTTATTTACTAACATAAGCGCTTCAGGTGATATAAGTTCAAGTGGAATAGTAACAGGATTAACTGGTTCATTTAGTCATTTACAATCTGGTAATATAAGTTCAAGTGGAACAATAACAGCAAATGCATTTATTGGTGATATTACAGGAGATTTAACGGGTCAAGCAGATACAGTAGCAACAATTGCAGGTTTAGCTCCTAATACAGCAACTACCCAAGCAACTCAAGCAGCTATTACTACAGCTGCTAATTTAACAACAGTAGGTGCATTAAATGTAGGTTCAATAACTTCAGGATTTACATCAATTGATGTGGGGGCAGGAGCTATAACAACTACGGGTACAGTTAGTGCTGGTACTGTAAATGCTTCTGGTATTATAAGTGCTAGTCAAGTATTTGATGGCACATATTATCAATGGGAAGTATCTGTACTAGCTGATACAGATGATGACACTAATTGGCAAGGTCCACCAACAACAGGTTTAATTGGAGCTGTTAATTGGAGCAAAGATTTTGGAACTGCATATGATGGAGTAGCCAATATTGTACAAACTCGAACAAATATAAACACAGGTTGGAGAATACCTCACTCAGCTAATTACTCTGCTAGTATAAAATCTATAGATGTATATGTTGGTGGAGGTACAAATGCGACTATTGATGCTACTGATCATCTTTCAGCTTCATTATGGTACTCAACAGCTGCAGATGTAGATGAAAGATTAAATCAATCTGGAACAACTGGTATTACACAAAGACATGGTGGAACAGTAATAACAACTCAAGTAGGTCAAACATTAGTTAAATTTAATAATTACTTGATTACTCAATCAATAAATGTAGACTTAGCACCTGGTGCTATGTTATGGCCTAGAGTAAAAATGGCTGAAGGATCATCACAAAACTTACTTTGGAATATATATTACATAGTTAATTATTGTAAAAAACCATTATAAAATAGAATTATGGCTGATATAAGAACAATAACACAAGAATTTGCTGCATCTGGATCTTTAAAAAATCCTGAACAAATACTAACAGCAGAAGAACTAAACTATCCCTTACAAGAAACTGTTATCTTTTTACAAAAAAAGGTAGATGAGTTAATAACTGAAGTAAATATACTTAAAAATTCTTAATATTATTTACATAAATTAATTTTATGAATTGGATTTATAGAGATAAGGAAATCTTATCCAAAGATGATTTCCCTGAAGGAACCTATGGCTTTGTTTATAAAATAACTCATACACCTTCTGGTAAATCCTATCTTGGTAAAAAGGTTTTAATACATAACAAAAAAACTAAGTTAACTAAAAAAGACTTATTAATGTATGAAGGTGTACAAGGTCGTAAACCAACATATAAGATAGTACAAAAAGATTCAAGTTGGAAAAGTTACTATGGATCTAATAAAACTTTAATGGAATTAGTTCAAACTGAATCCTTAGAAAATTTTAAAAGAGAAATATTAATTCTTTGCACAACTAAAAAACTACTTACATACTACGAAACTCAAGCTTTATTTACTTATAGAGTATTCTTCTCCTCT